CAGTTGATTATTTTAGCCGCTAAAAACTCCGTCTCTTATTTACAGGTCTGGCCGGATGAATTAGAGCAAAAAGTTAAATCAAAAGTCTGGGATGCGTTTGACATTTACCTACAGGGTCAATTAACCGATATCTACGACTCTCCGGTAATTATTAAGTGTGTCCCCATGCTGATTACTCAAATCGCTAATGACAATCACTTTGATGAAAATCAACGCCGAAAACTGACTCCTGATAATAAATACGCTGCTTCCGAGATCAAAGAAGCCTATATGAGAGCCAGATATGGATTTAATAGTGCCGCTTCTGATTCCACCGCCTCAGTCTTATTTAAAGAAGCCTATGTAAAGGAGTTTATTGATGAGATGAATTTACCAGTTATTCAAGAACAGGAAGATGCCGAAGCAATTCTAGCAGGCAAGAAGATGGGAGATGTGGTCATCCGTCAAATTATGGGTGCAGGACAGGTATGGCTTAAAGATGTCTATACTGACCTCCCTGAATATCCCTTTGTCGATTTTAGATTTGAACCTGGTCCGATTTACCAAACCTCATTGATTGAAAGATTTATCCCCCTAAACAAGTCATTAGATACTTTAATGTCCCGGCTGGAGAAATATGCCAATACCATGGTGACAGGAACGTGGATGAAACGTAAAGGTGAGAACTTTGATATTACCAATATTGCCGGCGCCCAAGTGATTAATTATGAAAGTACACCGCCAATTCAGGGACAGATGGCTAACGTGCCTCCGTTCTACTTTGAAGCCATTGGACTGCTAAACCAATTCATTGATGAACAGGGAGTTAGTACTAGTGCTTTAAATAATATCCCCTCGGGGGTGAAAGCTAATGCAGCGATCGAGAGTTTAAAAGAAACCGAGTATGCGAATTTAAAAGTCGCTACCAATCAAGTTAAAAAAGTTATCAGAAGATTTACTGAAAGAATGTTAGACATTGCTGATAAATATTTCCTCACCCCTCAAGATGTTCAAATGACTGAAAATGGTCAGCCCTCTCAATTCCAAGTGATAGGTAATTCCGGAGCTGAGTTAATGCAACAGGCAGGGATGGCGAATGAAAACATCATCCCAATTAAAAAGGATTACAAAGTCGAGATAGAAATTGAATCAGGGGCAGCTTATACCTATGAAGGCAAGAAACAACTAATTAATTCTTATATTGACAGGATGATTCAATTAGCTCAAGCGGGGATGATGAGTCCCGAAGCAGTTAAATTTGTCGTGGCTAAGGCGAATGATATTTATAAACTGGGTTCAACGGCTGAATTTATGGAAGCCATGGATAAAGCCCCTGATAACACTACCGAGACCGATCTGGCCAAGATGAAGATTGCGATTGCGGAAGTGATGAAAGATCTGGAAGTTGTCGGACCGAAAGCCTCGCAGACTCATATCGATGAAACCAAAGTTGGAGTAGTTGAGGCGACTAAAGACATGGGATTACTAAGACCAGAACCAGTGGAAACTAAAGAGCCATCTGAATCGATTTCGTTTAAAGACTTACCTCCCGAGGGACAAGCACAAATGGCAGCCAAGGTCGGGATACAGATAACTCCCCAACAGGTAAAGAAAGCTACACCAGTTAAGTTACCAATTAAGGTAAAAAATGGATAAAAAATTAGCCATATTGGAGTACAACTTTTTGTTTACTCCTTCCAGTGAAACCTATACCAATCTCTATCAATTTGAATCAACATTAGCCAAATACTTGGATGAAAGGGGATTGGAGGCGGAGATAATAAAATCAGTCGAAGGGGGACTGGCTAAGAGGTTCATGTACATCAAACCCAAAGAGGTTTTATTACCAGATAAACCCAATCCAGTCGGTAGACCTGAATCAATGAAAACCCACATAAATGATCTAAGAAATAAGACCATAAAGGCTCCCCAAAGAGATTTTAGACAAACTCATCAGTTAAAAGTTATAAAATAAATGCCGGCCAATTCTGCACACGTTGATGAAAATCAGCAATTTTCTATTATCGGGGTAGTTGGGACAGCTGGAACAGCTGATACTCAAGGTACAGCTAAAACTCTCCCTATAGGTGTTGATCCAGATACAGGGGCGGCTTATGTCTATAACCTAGGTCCTGCCGGTTCGGTTACGATGGGGGATATTTCCGGTGGAACAATAGACTACATAGGGAATATCGGTACCATGCCGGCGATTTCAGTCGGCAACGCTACCGGGGGAACACTTGATTTACTCAAATCGGGGACAGTGGTCGTATCTTCGGGAACTATAACAACTACCATGGGTGATCTAAGCGGAGGAACTATTGATTTAATTTCTGATGGCACAGTACAGGTTAAAGGCGGGACACTAGGTTTGGTTTCAAACTTAACTAACGGATCCATTGTAGTAACTACTGGGACGATAGCTTCAATGCCTAATACCCCAGGTGGGACTTTAAATTTAATTACAACTGTTACCAATTTATCAAATGGCACAATCCAATCATCAGGCACAACTACTGGCGTGGGGACTGTCACCAATATTGGGACATTGAGCGTTTTAAATGCCGGCACCCTAACAACCATTCCAAATATTCCAGGTGGTACTTTAGGTCTGGTAACTACAGTGACGAATCTTTCCAACGGAACGATACAAAGCTCAGGCACTACAACCGGAGTAGGTACAATCACTAATGTTGGTACTTTAGGTGTACTTAATGCCGGGACTCTTACCACTATCCCCAACATCCCCGGTGGAACTTTGAACTTAGTCACAACAGTTACAAATCTATCAAATGGGACAATTCAAAGTAGCGGAACTACAACTGGTGTAGGTTCGGTAAGTTCTATCGCTCAACTTCACAATGCTGGTACAGTTCAAAATCAGTTAGGTGGAACATTAGACATGGTAAAAGCTGGAACTGTGAGTATGATCAATGCTGGGACCATAACAAGCGTGGGTACAATCCCCGGAGTTGGAATTGTAGGAAATCTAAATAGTGGTTCAATCGTTGTTACAAACGGTACCATTGCTTCCGTTGGAACTATCCCTGGTTTAGGTACTATAACAAATATCGGCAGTATTTCGAATATAGGCACAATGCCATCAATTAGTGCTAATCCATCAAGCGGAACACAACAAACATTAGGAACGGTAGGCGTAGTAAATAACATAGTTACTGGAACTTTAGCAAGTTTAGGAACGATACCAGGAGTCGGTACAATTACAAACATTGGATCAATTTCAACGATAGGAACTATGCCAGCTATTTCAGTAGGCAATCCAACAGGGGGAACAACTGACCTTTTAAAAGCTGGAACTATCAGCATGATAAATGCGGGAACCCTAACTTCGTTAGGAACCATCGCCAATTTGGGTAGTGTCTCTCATGTTGGTACGATAAACAGTGGCACAATCACCAGTTTAGGCACTGCAATAGGTGTCGGAGTTGTAAGTAATTTGACTAACGGTTCAGTAAGAATGACGGTGGGAACCTTAACTGTGATGCCGAATATACCAGGTGGAACCTTGGGATTAGTCACTACTGTCACCAATTTAAGTAACGGTACCATTCAGAGCAGTGGTACTACAACAGGTGTTGGTGTTGTGTCCATGCTAACCGCCGGTACAGTCAGCATGATTAATGCCGGAACTCTCACCAATAGCGGTACTACCACTGGTGTTGGGACTATCACAAATTTAGGATCAGTAACCAATATTGGAACCATCAAGGAAGCGGGAACCGTTACAGGTGTTGGAGTAGTAACTTCAGTCACCAATGGAACAATTGCAAATAATCAATTACCGCTAGGCGGTGTGGTATTAACAACTCCAACAGCAATAGGTTCAGCTGGTACAGCATTTCCAATACCCGCAACAGCCCTATCAAATCGCAAGTCAATCATTTGCTACAACTCAGGTACGGTAACGGTTTATATCGGTGGAGGCACAGTTTCAACTGCTGCTGGTATTCCTATTGGCACTGCTACTTATTCTCCTGCCTTAGATATTGGAACAACCATACTTTATGGAATAGTAGCCGCTAATACTGTTGGAGGGACATTAATTGCTATGGAGGTTTCTTAATGACAAGGATACAACCACCATTGTCAACCGGTGGAGGTAGTTCAATTCCAGGTAAAGCTGCAGGTTCGGACATTACCACCGGTACTGATGATACATTATATTTAACTTCTAAAGCCCTGGCCGATGCCATGACGGGCAAGGTAGGTGCAGCGTGGACTTCCTACAATCCGACTACCGCCAATATCACTAAAGGTAGCGGAACTTTGGAGGCTTCATACTTTCGTTTTGGTAAAACTATTTTCTTTAAAATTAGATTTGTCTTAGCCGCAGATTCGGCGGTGGGGACATCCCCCTCATTTACTTTACCTGTAACGGCATATAGTTCAGGTTACAACCATATGATTATTTGTAAGTTTTTAGATGCGTCGGTCGGTTGGTGTCCGGCGTTAATAGACTTTAATACGACAGCTGTTTACCCTCAGGCAATTAATACAGCAGGAACTTATGCTGTCTTTGCCGGAGTTACTGCTTTGATTCCATTTACCTGGGGTACGAGTGACGAGATAGATATTTCAGGAGTTTATGAAGCCGCCTAATTCTGCTTAAATTCCTTCAATTAATTTGACCTCTAAAAAACCTACTATTTCCTATATCGGTGTTAGTGCTGAACTCTAACTTCGGCTAAATATTGACAGAAAATAAATCCTTTCATATCGTATTGATAGCCTAGCAAGCTATTTATTAGTTACAGTCCCGAAAGGGAACTGAACAAAGGATTTATTATGGCAGACTTTTTTAATGATAGACCGAATGAAGAACAAGTTACTACAGAAGAAAAAATTAAACTGGGGGATCAGGAATTTGACCCTAAAGAACTTGAAGAATTAGTAGGTATTGGTAAAGCAACCCGGGAAATCGAGCAGAAATACAATACGAAAATGGATCGGGTCTATCCTGAATTTATTAAAACTACCCAAGAATTAAAAGAAGCCCGTGGTGCGCAGGAAAAACTGACAGCTTTAGAAGCTCAAATCGAAGCCCAAAAAATAGGCGCTCAAGGTTTAACCCCCGATCAAAAAGCCGAAGCTCAACGACAACTCTATGACATTATGGGTGGCAAACCCCTAACCGATAAAGATGCTGATGCCTGGTATGAGCAACGCCGAAGTAAAGAAAAGGCAGTTGAAGGCTTATTAAATGATGTTGATAAATTAACTAGCAGTGTGGAAAAGGATGGTAAACCAGTCTTTGATAAGAAAGAATTACTGGAATACATGGATCAAACTGGGATCACCAGTCCCGAAGCTGCTTATAAGATAAAGTACGAAAAAGAACTGGATGATTGGAAAATGTCCAAGTTAAACAGCGGAAAACGAAGCGGACTATATACTGTAACTCAATCTTCCGCCGGAGGAAAAGAACCAGCCGAAGTCAGACCGACCATGAATAACATTAACGATTTAATCTCCGAAGCTCTTGGAGGCAACGAATAGCACTCATTTATGTTACTAATGAGAATTTTTAAGGAGGTGATTAATTAACAAAATGACGACTAATACATAAATCGTTATTACTTTAAATGGCAATACAACTTAGTGATGTTTCTAATGCTTTGCAGAAAGTCATTATGCCTTTTATTCAGGATAACCTTCCTAAACAGACGATCCTTTTGGATCAACTAAAAAGGAATCAGGGTGTTACCTTCATGAACGATTACTTCTATGCTCCTATCCGTACCGGAAGGCACGGTGGTGTAGTGAACCTCGCTAATGATAGTTCGACTCTGTTAACTGGAAAATCCTCAATTGGGCAGGCTTCTGTAGGTGTGAAAATCTTAACTGGCACATTCGATATAACGAAATTGGCCATGGATGCTACCAAAACGTCTAAAGGCGCAGTGGAAAACCAACTGGTCTTTCAGGCAAAGTCCTTAGCTACTGATTTTTCAAGAAGTATAAACAGGCAATATTATTCCGATGGTGTTGGTATAGTCTCAGAAATCGCAGGATCAGTCGGTGTTGGAACCTTTACAGTACAAGCAATGTCAGCCTCTTTGGATGACACCCGCTCTACTTATTACGGTTCTATCAACGGCGACATCTCTCCAACCAAATATTTGACCGTAGGTCAGAGAATTGGTATTGGAACTGCGGGTGCTGTCATCGGCACAATTACTGCTATCAATCCTGCCGTAGGCGGAGGGACAGTAGAAATGGGTGCTGGTGCTTTAGTCGCAAACGATGCTATCTATATTTTAGATGGCAGTATGTCTGCGGGTGAAGCTGGAACCTCTGATATTCAGGGAATCCGGGCTGCTCTTTCAACCTCGACTGGTACTTCAACCTATGCGGGTGTTGCTCGATCCACCGTTGGCTGGACTCCACAGTTGGGTACTGCTGCCGAAACACTGACTCTGTCAGCTATCGAAAGCGTTTACCTTTCTGCTCGTGAGTACTCTCAAATGGGTGATCGTTATGCTATCTTCATGAACAAAAGTCTCTACAAGAAATACGGTGATTTACTTACCGCTTTGCGTAGAACAGTCAACGAATCCGAATTACTCGGAGGGTGGACTGGACTTGAATTTGCTGCTGGTGCTGGAAAGGTCGGAGTCTTTTTAGACTACGATGTTCCGGATGGTGAAGTACTGGTTATCAATCTTGATTCTTGGACAGTTTGTCAAGTTTCCGATATGAACTGGTTGGAGGATCCCTCCTCAGCTCTGACTCGTAGACCCGATAAAATCTCTTATCAAGCGACAATGGCCTGGTTTACTAACCTTATCTGTTTGGCTCCTGCTGCGAATGGTCGGCTCGTTCAAAAGAAAGGCTAAAAATGGCGTTTTGGGGTGCGTCAGTTAAGATTGACACAGGCATATGCCAAAATATTAAAAGTCAGTCACACCCCTCATGGAAAGGATGGTGCAACCCAAGTTCAAGTCTTGGGCTTTCCACTATGGATTTACTCAAAAAGGATCATGAATTATTGAAATTTAAATATGGGGTATTAGAAGATCCCAATTTTAGTGCTGAAAATAACCAGAAAATTATTGCTAGGACTATTCAAAAATCAGAAATGGCCAGAATCAACAAAATGAAGGTCTGGAATGAAAGCATGAGGGATCGGGCTGATGCAGTAGCCTCATTTCTTAAACACGTGGATAGTGGTAAGCACAACAATGTCGTTAATTATTTCGGCAGAAAGGAACTTGCCAGATTAAGAGGTGAGGATATATTAACTCAGTTAAAAGGTTCTGTATTTAAAAAGAATGGCCAGGCATAATAGTAAAGGCCATGTCATTCACTATAACCACATGAGTTTTAAACAAATGTGTAAAATGGCCGGAATCAATCCAATTCAGCGTATTAAGCTAATTCGTTTAATTCGAAAGGAGGTGGATAATCAAAAAATAGAGATTAATAAATAGTCTCTATTAGAAAATATGTCATTAAAACAATTTTATCCTGATGTTACATTTTCCGGCAATCAAGTCGAGCCGGAGGAAATGGATGCTTATACCGTTTACTCGATTAACCGTCCTTATCCTTCAGCTGCCGCCGGTTCGGTAACTCAATGGTTTGGAACTGCCGTTGGTACTTCAACTCAAACTCCTACTTATGGTGTCATCAACCTAAAAGCTGATTATCCCCGTAATTTGAGAATGGTGATTACCTGCGCTGCCGGTTCGACCAAAGGAGGAACTGCAGTCTTTACTGGTAAGAATCAATTTGGGGTAACTCAAACCGAATCTTTAGGTATTGCAGTAGCCGCTGATGGTGGAACTGTTGTTGGAACTAAAGTATTTGCTGAAGTTTCTTCGGCTTCAATCACTTTAGGTACCAGCAATGCCGGAAACGGAACTGTGTCTGTGGCCGGCGATGTCGTTGGAACTACTGCTTTATTCGGACTTCCTGTCCGTTTGGGTGGTACAACTGATGTTAAGAACATCTGTTGGATTCAAAACGGCGCACCGGTGTCTGTTAATGGAGGTACTATTGGTGCCTTCGTTGACGTGGCCAACAGTGCTATCAAAGCAGTCAAGACTGTTGATGGAACAACTTATTGTCAAGTGTGGGTAAAATCCACTGCTGATAATAGTGGTTCAGTCGGTAATGTCTGTAACTGGTAATTGTAGAAGCAAATTGGACGACTAGGAAACTGGTCGTCCTTTTGCTATACTCGGTTGTGAAGTCAATATCGTTAAGTAGAGGAGAAGTTGCTCTTGTCGATGATGACGACTTCGATATTTTATCTAAACACAAATGGACTTATAGTGGCAACGGATATGCTTACAGAATGGAGTACTCAAATAATTGTAAGACTAGAAGACATATTTTAATGCATAGGGAAATAATGGATACTCCTTCTGGTATGGATACGGATCATATAAATAAAAATACCCTTGATAACAGAAGATGTAACTTAAGAGTTTGTACCACTCAGCAAAACACGACCTGTAAGGTGAAACAAAAAAACAATACCAGTGGATATAGAGGTGTCTATTGGGATAAACAGCATGGTTGTTGGAGAGCGGCAATTCAATATTACAGGAAGAATCACTTTCTAGGATTATTTAAGGACAAAATTGACTGTGCTAAGGCATATGATAAAGCAGCAGGTTTATATTTTAAAGAATTCGCCGTTAAAAATATATGAGTTTAAAGGCAATTTTCTATAACGATTGGGAATCAAGTTTTATTCCCGATATCCTCAAAGAGATTTACATTGATAAGATTTACGATCCCTACTTTTTAGGTAAAAAAGATTTAACTATTTTTGATGTCGGTGCCAATATCGGACTGACCACAAATTTTTTCTCCCGGTTTGGCAAGGTCTATTCCATTGAACCAGCTCAAGAGTCGTTTGATTGTCTAAAGAAACTGATTGAGACCAACGATTTAAACGCCGTTCCGATTCAATATGCCATTTCAATAAAGAATGGCGAGGCTACTTTCTATCACAATAAAAATACCACTGCCAATTCTTTAAAAGAAGCAATAAAAGATACTGATGAAACAGAAATCGTCAAAACTAGGACTCTTGGTGAGGTCTTTAAAGAATACGCCATAAAACACGTTGATTTTATGAAGTTAGATATCGAAGGGGAGGAATTTGACGTTCTGGGACACGATTCTTTTGACGAAGTAGCCGACAAGATAGATGTGATTATGGGAGAAACGCATAAATGGGCTAATCGGAATCCAGGACAAGTCTATCAGGCTCTTCAAAACAGAGGTTTTAAAGTTAAAAGGGTTTCAACTGATGCTGAGGTGTTCTATGCAGAAAGATAAAATTGTATTTACGGTTGCTGATCAAAGAAATATGCCCTATGCCCTCCTGTTGAAGAACAGTTTTAAACACTTTCACCCAGATATTGAATTTAGAATTTACCCCCCTGATTTATCCGTTCCTGATTTCTTTTATAAAGCCACCCCTTTTATTGCCAAAGAACTCATTAAAACCTATCCGTTAGTCGTCAAAATAGACGCAGATTCAATCATCACCGGCCCCCTGGATGACGTTTTTAATGACACTTCTTATGATTTGGGTGTCGTCCTTAATAACAACCGCCTAGAGCCTCCTGTGACGTGTCTTAATATCCCACCGCAGATATATGCTAATTGCGGATTTGTGGCTATGAGGTCTCGGGAAGCTGTGGATCAATGGTGGAAAATGTGCCATCGGTTTTACTTTAAACAGTTTCAATATCGGGAGCAGGACATTTTAAACATGATGATCGTTTATGGTAATTACAATGTGGCTAATTTTGATGCTTTTGAAAAATGGTATGGATTGTGTAGTAAAAGCGAATGGGGAAGATTTGAAATCCACGGAGAAAAGTTAGTTTGCCCTTCTGATATAACCTACAATCCAACCCAAAAGATTGTCTGCTGTATCCATGCCGCCGGAGGGAATACTGAGAAATGGAATTGGCCTAAACAATTTAAACCCGAAGTTGTTAAATATTTAACTGAAATAACAAAATGAAATTCGTCTCACAAGGACAGGAAATAGAAGCTAATCGATTCTATAAACCTGATCGCAAATTAAGAATCATGTGGAATAGTAATGGGACTTTCTGTAAGTCAGGCTATGCCACCCAAAGTCATCTAATCGTTTATGCGTTACTTAGAGCAGGATTCCCAATTGCTCATACTGCTTTCTATGGTTTAGAGGGTAATTCAATCGTATTGGATGGGTTAAAAATCTACCCTAAGATCGGAGATATGTGGGGTGCAGATGCTATGATCCACCACAGTAATGATTGGAAGGCTGATGTCAATGTCTCTTTTCAGGATGCCTGGCCTCTCCCCCATAACGCTATGAGAGAGGTTAAGAGATGGATTGCCTATGTCCCCATTGACAGTAACCCTGTTCACCCCGGAGTTTGGGAACGTCTAGGGTTGGCGTGGAAGGTCGTCACTTTTGCTGAATTTGGACGTAAAAGTTTAGCCGATAAAGGCATGAACTCAACCTTAATTTATCACGGAGTTGATACCGATACCTATAAACCCAGAGACAAAAAGGACTGTTTAAAGACCTTTGGTCTGCCGGAGGATAAATATTGGTTCGGAATGGTGGCGGCCAATAAAGACAACCCACCCCGTAAATCATTTCAGGAAGTTTTGGATGCTTTTCAACCCTTTGTAAAATCCCATCCTGAAGCGGCCTTAATTCTACAAACCCAAGCTAATAATCCCACCGGGTTCCCGATCAAGGATTATGTGGCCTATCTGGGGTTACAGAATAACGTCTTTTTTATTAACGACTATGAAAGTGCTTTTAAATTGGATTCTCTAGCTATGTCTAAGTTATTTGGGTGTATGGATTGTCTATTAGCTCCTTCCCAGTCAGAGGGGTTTGGACTACCTATTATTGAAGCTCAGTCTTGCGGTGTCCCTGTCATTACTACTGATTGGACCGCCATGACTGAGAATATTGTCGATAAGGAAACTGGCTATCTCGTCAAGTTGTCATCCAAACGGTGGACGGCAGGGAATTGTTATTTTGGTGTCCCTGATACTAATGACCTTCTGGATAAAATGGAAAAGGTTTATAAAACTGATAGAAAGAAAATGTCTGAAAAAGCCAGAGAATATATTTTAAAGAAATACGACTTTGATAAGGTTCTATTGCCTAAGTGGATAAAATTCTTTGAAGATGTAGAGAATGAGGTCTACGAAATTGACAGAAAATAAACATGACAATAGTATTTAAGTAATTAAAAGTTACTTAAATTATGCAACCCGTATCTTATGGTCAATATACCGTAGTTTCAGGAACTGCCGCAGGAACAACCGTTGTAGCCAGTAGCCCGACCAATTTAGTCAGAGTATTTGTCCCCGCAAATAGGACAGGTACAGTTTCACTTTATGATTGTGCAACTGCAGGAGGTACTGCTGCTGCCAATGCTATTACTGATATAGCCTGCACTGTTGGTTCGATACCCACTTCTTTTGAATTTGGTGCTTCAACTCATGCCGGCTTAACTGCGGTTACAGGTGGAACGACTAACTTATTAGTTATTACAGAATGATCCAAAGCGTTTCCCCAACCAACGCTTCCATAATTGATTCGGGAGCGGTTTATAGTAGTGGTGGGATAGCTTTAAATGCGATGGTGGCATTAAACGCCATGGTCGAACTAGGTGGAAGGGATCTAAAAGTCGGGAAAGAACCAGACTCGGCCTTCATAACCAGTATCAACCCCGATAAGGGAAAAATTGACTTTATTAATACTAATTCAGCTCAAATTTATAGTATGAATCCAATAGGAGCGAAAATAAGTTTAATTAATCCATGATAATCAAACAACCCAACCCCTCTACTTCCGACTTACCTAAGACTTATATCAGTACTTCTATCGGGACAGCCACTTCAATTCCGGTTAAGAATATCAATACTTTTTCTCTATCAAACGCTATTCAAATTGGAGAAACAGGTGAGGAACAGACCGAGGTTCAAGTTTTAGCAGGGACAGCTCCCGCAGGGACAGCTTTAGCAATTATTGGCACAACTTCTTATTCTCATCCAGTCGACACGCCTGTTTATCCGATTATCTATGATCAGGTAATCTTCAAGTGTTCAACAACGGGAACGGCAGGAACAGCCACAGCGATCACCAATGGAACGGTAAACTTAACCCCTGATAATGCTTTTACCCAATTTAATCACACTGCTGGTGCAACTACTTATGCCTATAAAACTCAATTCTACAATTCCGTTCTAACCACCGTTAGCGATGATTCGGCCTGGATTCTTCCGGCAGGTAACTCACAATATTCACTTTACAACTTACGCCAGAGAATACGGGACAAGTTGTTTAATTCTGCCTTTGTTACCGATAATACGCTAACCGATTGGGTAAATGAATGGAAAGACCAGTTGACCAATGCGGCCATCAAAGTAAATAAGGATTACGCCATTGGTACAACGAATATTGCTTTCTCAGCCAGTCAGGAATTTGGAACAGTTACCGCTTCGGATTTTAAATCCATTAGAAGAATGTGGTTTGTCGATAATTCAGGCACTTATGTGGTCAATCAAATAGATTCTACCGATTACAAACCAACTGAAGTTTTTTCGATGTATCATCCCGTATGGTACTGGCAAGGGGATTCGATCTTTGGAATCCGACCTGTTGAGAATGCCGGCACAGCCCAGATCCTTTATAGTAAATTAAACACCAATCTTTCAGCTGATAGTGATGAATTACCCGTTCCCATGAGAGGTTATACCAAATCGTTTATTGATTATTGTATGGCTCAGGCTTACATGAAGGACAATAATCAGGAAGCGGCCATGCCTTTTATGACTATGGCTAATAATGGTAAGTTAGAATTTCAAAATGAAATAACTCCAAGACACGAATCAGGCCCAGAGCTAATCAAAGCATTGGAGCCGATCAGTGAGGATGAGAGTTACTACTACTTTTAATGGCAACTCAAAAGTTCAGAGTATACAAATTCGGGGGGTTAAATATTCACACCTCCCCATTCTTACATCAACCAGGGGAATTAATTTCCTGTATTAATGTTGACCCCAATCCTCATGGAGCTAAAGAGACAAGACTAGGTTATCAGACTTACCTCGGGACTGCTAATGGAAGTGCAGTAACAGATATGTTTTCATTCTACAAGAATGATGGGACAACTTTTTGGAACTATAGATTATCAGGAGGGACAATTTATTCTTCTAATCAAGGTACTGGTACGTGGACACCAACCGTATTAGGTACAACATCGGCTACAAAAATAGGCACTGCGGTGTTAGGGGATAAGTTGTTTATTGGAGATGGGATTAATCCCATTAAATATACAAGTGATGGGACAACTTTTGGAACAATGGCTCTGGCACCTACAGGACAGTTTTTAGCTGAATACCAGAAAAGGATCTATGTCGCCGGCACAGCCTCAACCTTATTTTATTCAACATCGCTAGATGGGACTAATTGGTCGACATCAGGAACAGCTGATTCATCCTCTTTTGATATCGGAGGTGGTGGAAAGTTAGGAAGGATTTTTGTGGCTAATGATAGATTAAATATCACCAAGAATAATCAGAGACTTTATAGATGGGATGGATATTCGCTATTAACCGTACCCACTAACCAGGGACCGACTTCTCCTTATTCTTTAGGGGAGATAGAAAACTACTGGTTCTGGTTGAATCGAAATGGATACATGAGTTATTACGGAGCCATGCCGGAGATCATCTCCATTCCTATCGAACATCAAATTACCAATCAAGGTGATACGGGAGGTATTACAGGGTCGTTGTTTACAACTGCACCTGGTATAGCTCACCGTTATCAATATTTCGCTTCTGTAGGGGATGTCAGTGAAGATTTAGCCGGAGAAACCATTACTAATTGTGTTCACGTTTACGATTACATACACAATGAATGGGCGGATTATTCCTTTTACGACAAACCCAACTGTTGGCTGTCCTATGTCGATGCCGATGGCGTACCTCAATTAGTCTTTGGTGCTGCAAATGGTCAGTGCTATCAAATGGGTGGAAACTCGGATAATGGCCATCCGATTGTTTCAGAGATACAGGGAGTATTAAACATGGGGGTCCCAGATATGGATAAGAAATTCTCTTTTATCAGGGTTCACTTTAATCCGGGTTGTGGTGCGAGGATGCAGGTGGCGATTACTGATACCTTTAACTCAGGTTCTAAGAAATGGATTGATTTAGGGGATTTACAGACAGGGTTTAAAAAGATGGCATTCCCCTCCGATTCTAGGGGTAAATTACTTTTTTATAAAATTACTGATTCAAATTCTCAATCAGCCTTCAAGTTCTACGGAATGTGTGTCGATTGGGAAGAACAAGGATTTTAAATGATTGCCCAAGATCCAACTATTGATTACACAGATTTAGGTTATAACAACCGTCTCCAGGCAACAGATAGCCTGGCGGCCAATAACGATAACTTTGTAACCTCAACTCAATTCGAGGCTGAAAATGATCGGAATACAGTATCTAACTACAATATTAAGACTATTTCAGCTGAAAAGATCAATGCTGGAACAATTACAACACAATTATTCTTAGGTGGTACTTCAATAATAATTGATGGTGCTGCCAAACAAATAATAGTTAATGATGGAACGACTGATCGTATTTTAATCGGATATGGTAGTGCGTTATTCTAATGGGTGATTGGGGAATGCGTGTTAGTAAAGAAGGGTTTGATGTAAAGACTTGTGCTGATTATGATTTAGTAATGAGTTCTAGTTTTAACATGCTTAAAACAGTAATGACCGGAACTGCTTCTGGAACAACATTTATAGACCATGGATTAGATTATCCACCAATTTATTTCTGCACAAATTTGATAAATGGTTCTACAAGTTCAATGGTTGGACAAAATAGCACATCAACCGATAATTGGACAAACTCCGATATTAATAATTTCAACGTATATTCTGGTACGGTTAAATACTATTTGTTTTATCAAGAAGGTGCATAATGGGAAATTTTGGAATGAAAGTAATGTTAGCAGGAAAAGATATTACTTCAAACGACCCATTGGATCATGTAATGAGTTCAAAATATAGTTCGGTAAAAATAGTTCAAGAAAATTATGGCACTATTACTGTCGGATCTTCATCAAATGTTAGTGGAACAATTTCACATAATTTAGGGTTTGTGCCTATGGTTATTCCTTATATAGAGGCTATACCAGGTTCAGGAGAATGGAGGATGGGATGTCAACCGATATCTACTCCAAGTGTTGAAACCTATCTGAGTAACAATCCAAGTAAAACTTATGTAGGCACTGCTAATTTGGTTTTTAACATAGTTAATAATACTGGTTCATCTAAAAATGTTAAATATAAATTTTATGTAATGGGAGATTCAGGAAATGGGTGATTTAGGAATAAAAGTGGTTAAGAATGGTGCTGACGTAACTTCTACTGATGTAAGAGATATTATCCTATCTTCCAAATATTCCATGTTTAAATATCACTCTGATACATTAGGAACTGTTACTTTTAATGGCGGGGATCAACATAAATATGGCACTATTACACACAATTTAGGTTATGTGCCAGCACATATATCTTATACAGTTGACCCAATTGAGGGCGCTAATTTTATGATCCCATCTATACCTTATGGTGTGAGCGGATATGACTATGCTGAAAGTCAATGTGGAACAACTAATTTGGTGATAGGCATACATTTAAATACACCATACGGGCAATTTACGGTCCCCACAGATCAAATTTTTCATGAATTAGACACTGGTAGCGTTAATGTTTTGGTGGGAAATGCTGGTGGTAATTCTTATTCTTCGGCTGTGAGATTCCCTAGTATTAACCTAAATAAAAATCAATCAATAATCTCTGCTTCAATAGAATTTACACATCAGGTTAGTGGAACAACAAACCAAAATACTAAATTTCATACTTTTGGTATTGATGAAGATAATGTTGGTAATGTAGATACATCTAAAGTTACTACTACCGCAGTAACAGTTCAAGAACAATCAAAAACAAGTGGTTTTTTTAATTTTTCAACAGATGTAACCGAACAGGTTAGAGAAATAATCGCTAGGTCAGGTTGGACAAATGGTAATAATATGGGGTTCATGATATTTGATAACGGATCACCGAGTGATGCTTATATTGGAGGAGATAATAGTAGTTCTGCGAATTTAACTATTTCTACAACTAGCGGATCAATAAACTACAGATATAGGGGAATTATTTTTAAAGACAAAATAATATAAATTGACAGAAAATAAGTCTAACAATAGTATTTAATTATTAAACTTTAAACAATTAACAATGGGAGTAGTACAAGATTTAGTTTCAAAAGGTTATGGCGGTTACGCCGGATGGGGCGAAAGTGAAGCCCAACAAGATTATCAGAAAACAGGTGGATCGGGGAAATTCACTGGAATACAATCATCTGGTTCGTCTGGTGGAACTGGGGGAGATATGAACTCCTTTTTCCAGCAGCAAAATCAACTCCAACAGCAAGCCATTCAACCCGCTATTCAATCATTACAAGCATCTATTCCGACTATTAAAACGAATTACGGCAATCAGATAAGTCAAAAACAAAACGAAATTCAACCTTTACAGGACAGATATAAAAGCCTAATTGATCAGATTAAAGGCGTGGGCCAGACTTCAGTTAATAAACAAACCGTCGTAACTGCCGGAGAATTGGGTAAAAGAGGGATTGAGGGATCTTCAACTTTAGCAGGTCAGGAAATTGCCAATGCCACTCTCCCGATCGAACAACAGACCCAATCATTAGTTAAAGACACAGGCTTTGCCCAAGAAGCCGATTTAAGAGATATTGCCAACACTATTCAAAACTTAGGTGGACAACAGACTGAAAAGGAACAGGCCATTCAACAGGCTATCGCTCAATTACAAGCTGGCGGGGGACAAACAGCCATTCAAAACGCTATGAGTTTATTGGCTAATGCTCAGAATTTGGAAGCAAGCAAAGCAGCCTCTAAATATCAAGCCCAACAAGATGCAATCCAGAACGCCCTAGCTCAGCAAGAACTTGGATTAAAAACTAAGCAGACAAACGCTGATATTGCTAATACCAACTCTCTTATTGCAGAACGGAATAAATCAACCACAACCAGTACAACCCCAGCTGCTATATTGCAGGCTTTAGGAATTGATATTGGAGGATTACAACTTGGTACAGGTCAAAACCTGGGTGTTGGGTCGGGAGGTTGGCAATGAGATACCTTGGTAACGGTCAGTACGAAATCCAAAATACCAAAACTGGGGAAAAGAAAGTTGTCGGTTCAAACGAACTAACAAAATATGGTTTGAGTGTTCCACAAACATCTACTCCATCAACTCAGCCAGCACAAACAGGAAGTATTCTAGGTAATATACTAGGTTCTATTGGTAGATTCATTGCTCCGACTACGGCGAATGTAGTTCAAGATATTAACGCATCAGGTCAAACAGGGAATTATGTCAATAACACAAATCAGAATACAAATGATTTAATAAAGACAGCCCTCGCCTTAAGACAGGCAAATCAATCAAGCCAAGGGGTGGCCCAAGCCTTTCAAGCCAGTAAAGCCGTTTCAAATCAGATAAAAGCTAACGAACCACAATTTAGCCAAGATATCAATAAATCATATTTAGACCGAGGTGCCGGAGTTGGCGGTGAATTAGGTCCTTTATTATATGGACTTGGAGGGGGATTTAATGGACTATCAGGATTAAAATCTGGTGCTTTAACTGGAGGGATATTAGGTTTATCGAAACCAGGCCAGAGTGCCGACCAAAGACTATTAAGCGGAACAGGAGGAGCAGCTGGAGGAGCTTTAGTTGGTGGAACCATGGATATATTAGGGAAATTACTCGGTGCTGGAAAAAATGCCTCTACTGAGATTGGAAAGGATTTACGGACAAAAGTTATAAATCCCAAAGTCAAAGTTTCACCTAATTACTCCCAAGATGTCGCCAATATGCAAGCATCAGCAGAAGGTTTGGGATTAAAGGGTTCAGCCGATAATCAATTGAAGCAAGTCTCGAATCTTTACCAAGGTCTCAATTCTCAACTCAAAGAAACCGTAGCGGGGAATATAACATCATTCAAACCTACCGATATTACTTCCAAAGCTCTTGAATCACTAAAGGGTGAAGTTGATTTAAGTAACAAAGTAGTTAAAAGTCAAATTGAAAAATTGACTAGTAAGCTTTCAAGTTCAACCAGTGCTTCAACGCTAAATGATCTTAAATTTAATATTCAGAATCAAATGTCTCCGATATATAAGAAGATCGCTAGTGGGAGACCTTTAACAGATGTAGAGACTGTAAAGTTAGCTTTCAGGGATGCTGTCGATGAAGCTTTAAAAACTGGCGTTCCAGAAGCTTCCGACATTCTAAGTAAGATGTCTCAACTCCATCAGATTACTCCAGGTTTAATAAAAGGGATTAATAAGACCATAGGCATCCCACTTTTAGGTGTAAAAGCACCGGCAGGAGTAGTACAAAGTGGTGAGGATATGTTAGGTCGAGTCCTAGGATCAGTCGGGAATGTAAATCTACCAGGAGCTAAAAGTGCCTTAACTCCTCTCCTTACCAATATACTTACGGGTCAACGTGAACAGAGTGTCGCTAATCCAAGCAATACAACCCAGCAACAGGAACCCGCAGTACAACAAGAAAATAACAGCAATAATGTTCAAAGCAATGTAGATCAACAAAATAGTGTAGCACAAGGAGGATTCACTTCTCAAAAACTAGCAGCAGCTATAGCTATGGATCCGAAAAACGCTGCTACCTATCAGGCAATATTTAAGGCCCTGAATCCCAGTGGCGATAAACCGCTATCAAGTACCCAGATCAATCAAGTCAACCTTGCCAAATCTGGAATTAGGGGACTTAGCAAAGCTGAACAACTCTTGGGATTAAGAGATGCTCAAGGTAATCAAATCCCTGATGCAAAAGTCAACATGGGGACACTAGTAAAACAATTGGTTCCGGGGCAATATCTTACCAGAGATTATGAAGCGGCGGCTTTTACTGCAACTGAAGCTCTATTGAGAGCCAGATCTGGAGCGGCTGTTCCAGAAACGGAAGTTAAGCGGTATCAACAGAAGCTATTCCCTCAATTTGGGGATTCCGCTGCAGTGGTCAAACAAAAAGTAACTGAACTAAGGTCCATATTCAACGATATGCTTAATCAGCGTGGTACTGGGAATGAAGATGTATTACAAAGCATTTTAAATCCACAATGAGTTATCCTGCCACCAATACACCCATTCCCTCTTATGCAGGAACCGCCTTACAGGGTGATATAGATCATGCCGGATGGCATGGAATTACCAATGCTGATGTTGATGGAATAAAGACTACTTTAGGGACTACGTCTGGTACTTCAGTTTTAAAGAACTTGACTGCGGGTGATTTAGTCCCTACCCAAGCTATTGGAGCTGAAGTAAATACGGGAACTGCGACATTAAAATATGTTTCTCCTAAAGCCTTAGCAGATTCGGATTATGCTAAGACAAGTGATATTGATGTAACTGCAACCAATGCTGTTACTTTAACCAACAAAACTCTCACCTCTCCAAAAATAAATGAAGATGTGGCTTTAACCTCAACTGCTACAGAATTAAATGCTTTAGATGGGCAGATGGGTGCATGGACAACTTACGTTACCACGACTGCGAATTTAACTAAGGGAAGTGGAACAATAACCGCTTCTTATTGTCAAATAGGCAAGGTGGTTCATTTTAAGGTCAGATTCATACTCGCCGCTGATTCTGCCGTAGGAACTTCACCCTCGTTTACTCTACCAGTAACCGCAGTTGCAACTTACGCCAATTTATATATCTGTAATTTTCTCGATTCTTCTGTTGGTTGGGTTCCTGGAGCAGTGGATTACAACACCACGACTCTTTTTCCCCAAGCTGTCGGAGCTGCTGCCGCTTACTTAACCCGGACAGGGGTCACGGCCACTGTCCCCTTTACTTGGGGAACAACAGATGAAATAGATATTTCGGGAACTTATGAAGCTGCCTAACTATGTTTAAACTTAATGAAAGGGGGACAAAATAGAAGCTTTTTTTCAAGTCTTATCAAACTTCGGATTTCCGATAGCTTTATCGATCTATCTTCTATTTAGATTCGAAAAAGTATTGGAAGGGTTACAGCAGATAATTCGTGATCTGGTTCAAAAGAACACTGATCTATTAACCGAGATCAAAGTCCTTAAAGAAGGGATTGGTGAACTTAGAGATAAATTACTAACTAGGAGGGGGAAATGATTATGCAGTCACTTTGGGAATCAATCCTCTATGTTATCGCCGACGGCTATTTTTGGCCTTCTATGGCAATCATAGTCATGATTGGTTTGTTTGTCGGTTCGACTATATATGACGGCTGTATTAAAGAAATTAAAAAAATGCTGATTTCCCTGTCTATATATGGTCTGATGATTATTGCTGTTACTTCTTCGAGGGTTGTACCAGATTTCTTTGATGGTAGATTTCTTGTCCATCATCCGTTCTCTGGTGTGGCTACTGTTTTACTGGTAACTATTTTTTATTCATTAGGGCTGTTCATTGGGGTTAAGATCACTAGACACGCCCATCAAGGAAAAGAAGTATGACACTTCAAAATTTTATTGATAAGTACAATGGGAAATTTATAGACTTTGATAAAGCTTATGGCCCTCAATGTGTGGACCTTATCAGACAATATCTAATGGAGTGTTTAGAGATAGACCCCTATACCATCCCAAGGGTTAATTACGCTAAAGAGATATACACCAAATTCAATCCTAAAAACACCTATTTTCAAAGAGTCTACAACTCCCCCACCGCAGTACCTAAGAAAGGCGACATAATAGTTTGGGATTGGCGATGGCCAGTTACAGGGTACGCCGGTCACGTTGCCATATTTGCAGGTGGAGATGTCAACCGTTTTATCTCGTTTGACCAGAACTATAGTTGGCCCAAGACTTGTAGCTACAAGAATCATACTTATAGTGGAGTTATTGGATGGTTAACTAGAAAATAATAGTGTTGACCATGTATACCTAAAATGTTAAACTCATTAATGGAAATAGAAATTAATTCACTAAAACATGGTAAGTTCACGGTTCTTATTGATGACTATGATTTAAAACTATTAGAAAACAAAAAACTATATATTCATAGAATTGGTAAATACTTATACACAAGAGTTAGTTCAAAGAATGGTGACAAGATTTCGCTACATAGATTAATAATGGATAACCCTGTTGGTAAGGTAATTGATCACATAAATAGAAACACACTCGACAACAGAAGATCAAATCTAAGGGTATGTTCTATCCAAGAGAATTTAAGAAATCAAAAACGTGGAAACAATAAGACTGGTTGCACAGGAGTTAGTATTCATCACGTTGCTAAGGGGAACACTCAAAAATGCAAAAAACACACCATTTATGAAGCGTCAATTAAGTTAGATTATAAGAAGATTTATCTCGGCATCTTTCATACCCTAGAAGGTGCTGTCAGAGCCAGGAAGGAGGCTGAGTTAAAATATTGGGGTCAAAAAAGCCTAAATTAGGCAGGGATGACAGGGAGACCTACTAATTGGGAGAGGAATAGCAGTCAAATGAACCGACTGCTAAGGACTTATATAATTATTAAACGGTTCATAAGTTATAAGTTAAATAACAAAATGATCAAAACATTGTTGAATCTTTTGGTGATCGGTCTTGTCCTGTTCTTGATCTGGTTCGTGGTCGGGTTATTTATTAAAGGCACAATATTGACAATCGTAGGAGCAATCCTGGTGGTTGTCTTTATTTTAAAAGCGTTGGAGGCGTTTGGTATAAATCTATGAAAGTAACTTATGAAAACGTCAAACCCTTTGTCGAGGGAGTGAAGCAAGGACTCAGAGTCTTTGTTGTCGCTGTTATTCCATTAATGATCGACCAACTCACCAGAGATAATATCAATTGGAGAGCATTAATTATTACCGGGGTTATTGCTGTCCTAATGGCAGTCGATAAAGGACTTCACCTTGAAGGAAAGATTGAAGGCAATGATACCCTTACTAGAGGTTTAACTCAATTTTAAATATGGGCAAAGAAAGTAAATATGGCTGTCAACCTTGCCATCAGGCAGTTGAAATAATCAGGCAGGCATATCAAAACACAACCAATAAAAGCCAACAACAAGCAATGGAAAGAGTTAATCAGACCATTGATGAAGTCAGAAATAAAATCGGTTGTACTGAATGTCCGTTGATTGGAATGGAGAAAATAAATCCTACTTGTTGACTTTCTATGTAAAATCAATCAAGCTAGAATTACTCAAAGCAGGAAAAAACCGCCTCTTTAAACTTCACTTGACAGGGTGAGTGCGGCGGTTAGCAGAATCTAATGTAGATTGCTAATTAAGTGTACAAAATGTATCAGAAAAAGTCAATTTTTCCATTTCTTAGTGGGTAAAGAGAATAATCAATAATAAAAAGACGACAACAGACACGACAAAAATAAGAATTCCGTTTATTCTGGGACTTTCGGGAGAGACATTTATCACCGGTTCTTTTGACTCTGGTCTTTTTGGTGGGGATATATGAATGACAGAATACTCACGATAACTGAAGTGGCTGAATATCTCAAAGTATCCAAAGCCAAACTCTACCTATTAGTGCAAAAGGGAGAAATCCCCTATATTAGGCTAGATCGTAATGTCCGCATTCGGGAAAGCGATCTATTAAAGTGGTTGGAAAAGCAAACTGTAAAATCTACCATTTGACATGATTTAAAAAAGGAATAATCTTCATTATGGAACTAAAGAACATACCCAACCAATCATTTCATTTGGAACAATCTAATTCTTTGAATTGCAACGCCTGTAAGGAAATTGTCGATTTGATTTTAAATGCTTATAAGGGAATTTCACCGAGACAGGCTAATGGATTAGCCTTGCAGGAGTTTGAAGAGATGATGGATGATAAGATGTGCCGGGATGAATTGATTTGCCTCCCCTTGTGTAGACTTCGTAATCAGAAATGATATAATCTACCTATACCTTTTGGTGAGTCGGGTAGACGAGCTAGGAGGTTTTTTTTTGATCTAGTTTTGATATATTGCAGGTCGTTTTTAAAAGGTTTATTCTGATAATAGAAAGACATTAGGTTGAGGCTATTGTGATACAATTAATTGCTACTAGCAAATTGATCCCCGTACCTCAACTACGGGGATTTTTTTATCCCCAATGTTTGAGCTACCAAGCCGGCAGGTTCTACCAGCTCGTCCAGACGAAAGGACTTTAAACTAAACGAGGTAGAAAGTAGGAACTAACGAAGCTCATCTAAAGGGATGAACTAAGTACAAGAGGGGAAAGGTGTAAAAGCGATAACCCTCATCCGCCCGTTGTAATAGACCGAAAAAACGGAGAGAGTCGCTAAACTAAGACTTTAAAGAAAAGACAAACTTAGTACACCAAGTAAGAATCTTCAAAGTCTATCTTAGGGATACACTTTAATATAGTAAGTATATGGAACAGATAAAATGTATTAAAACCAAGGAGCGTGTATGGACTTATCAAGAATATCTTCAGACAAAATGGTGGGGATTATTTAGAAAACGTTTCTTGTGGGGGTTAAAACAAAGACACCAGTTAAACTGTGCAATTTGTGGAAATTCCGCCAACTTCAACGTACATCATCGTACCTACAAAAATCTAGGACATGAAAAGATTGAGGATGTAGTTTTACTCTGTAAGAATTGTCATGAACGATTACATATAAAAGCAAGGGAGGTACATTTTTTTCATCCCAGAAGAAGTCTTTTAGCAATTACTAATCGTTGTATTCGGTCTACTTTGCTAAATAAACCGTCTGGCTATAATTTTCTTAGGTACTAATTTTTATAACCGACCCGGCGGGGTCGCTCCGTAGGAGCGTACGGGGGGGTAAAATGATTTATACCAACCTTGTTGTTCGGCGGATTCTATCCGGTGGCAGTTAGCACACAAAACATCACACTTTTCTATTTCTTTCTTTATCATTTCAAACGGCCATCCACCGGAAAGCATAGCTCCGACATCCATTTTTTTAGTCTTAGAATCACGGTGATGGAATTCCAGAACCATAGGATTAGTAATTCCGCATTTAGTGCAGTGATGGGTTTTTAAATATTCAATAATATATTCATGAGCCTGTTTTTTCCAAATTCGGCGGCGGGCAGCAGTCCGGGCAATTTGTTCGGTTTTATGTTTCTGATACCACTTGGCTTGATATTCCCTCTGTTTCTCCCTATTTATCATAATCAGAGATTAACATTAAGAGTATAGACAGTCAATAGGCAGTCAGGCAAATAAAAACACCCCTACAGGTGGGGTGTGTTGATTATTTTCTGGTTTATTTTTCTTTATATGGTGCTTGTACAATAAATTAGCACTGATTAAGAGTCAGTTGCTCTGCCATTGAGCTAGTCGGCCGTGAATTTTAACCTGTCAAATGCGTCCAATTAGTTTGTTTTTAGGCGTTTTAAGCCATATCTACCGCCTAAATTCTGTCTATTCTGTCCACTCTGTCAATCAAGTCAATCGTGTAAACAGTCATTAGGCAGTCAATCAATTAATCGGATTGTGAAGGTTCAAAGCGAGGGAGATTCTACCCCCGTTCTTATTATCAGGCAAGGTCAGGAGAAAACAACTTCCCCATCTTCTCCGCCGCTTCCGTCTGGTCGTTGACGTTGATATGGGTATAAGTGGATAGAGTAAGAATCGGCGAACTATGGCCGACAATATTCTGCACCACTGATGGCGGAATACCCATGCTAATCATAAATGAAACGGCTGTATGGCGGAGATCATGAAACCTGATCCTGGGGAGGCCGGCAGATTCGCTTTGCTCTTGAAAATCTCTAAAAAAGTTACGGGGTGAGAATGGTGTACCGTTGCCGGTGGTGAACATGAACCCCTGATTACTATTGAGGGAATCAAGGTGCTTTATTAGGGCAAGATAGACAAAATCCGGTAACTTGATCGTCCGCTTCCCTTTCTCGGTTTTAGGTTCGTTTAGAACCAAACCTTTCCCGGTCAGGTATTGGAGGGCATGGCGGATAGAGATCGTTCTGTTTACCTTGTCAAAGTCCTCTATATGAAGTCCTAAAATCTCCCCTTCACGCAACCCTATAAAGGCTAAACAATACATGGGGTAAAAGCGGGACGATTCGACTGCTTTTAAAAAAGTTTTGGCTTGATCGACTGTCCAAATTATCGGTTCTTTCTTTTGGATTCTAGGGGGATCCACCAGGTCGGCAATATTTCTGGTTGTCAGTCCCCATTTAAGGGCTTGATCGAGGGTTTTGTGTAAGATCGAATGAATATAATAGACCGTCCGACTGGATAATCCGCTGGCAATTTTATCAGAGTAAAGTTTCTGTAACTGGGTCGGCTTTAAAGCAGATAACTTGGTATCCCCTAAAATCGGATTGATATGCAACCTGATCAGATACTCATAGGATTCAATAGTCTTCGGTCTAAGGGAGTGTTTGGCCACATCATCCATGTATTTTTTTAAATACTCGGGGACGGTGATTTTATCTTCTTCTACTAAGAAGCCATCACGGTAATCCCCTCTCATCTTGAGGAGCCAGTCTTTGACTTCTTTTTGGGTCTTGCTGTATTTGGTTTTAGTCTTGCCATCAGGCAGGTTGAATTGACCCACCCAGCATTTGCGGGTTTCGTGGAAATATAGAGAACCTTCCCCTCTCGGTCTGCGGGACATCTTACCCTTCCTTACTCATTACTAGCTCTTATTTTCTAATTATACTATTGACTAGAGTCTTTGGATATTCTAAACTGATGTATATGGGGAAACCGAGTATAGAAGAAACAAAACGCAATAATGATCTTATTAAAGATTATCAAACTGGTAATTTCACGCAGGTTGATCTAGTCAACAAATACAAGATATCAGCCGCCAGAATTTACCAAATAATCAACCGTGAGAAAAAACGAAGCAAAAACACTAACTGATAAGGTTCGGATAAAGGTTATGGAAAAATTTCACCATAAGTGCATATTTTGTGGTTCTAATATAAATCTACAAATTCACCATATAGACACAAATAGAAAAAATAATGAACTAAAAAATTTGCTTCTTGTTTGTATTCTTTGTCATCGTAAGTGTCATGGAAGAGTCAATGTGAAATTGTATAACGATGAGATAATTAAGTTGTGGCGAAGTGGTTTTTCTTATGGAGATATAAAAGATAAATTGAAACTACCAAAAGGTACTATAAGTGTCGTTGTTACAAAAATGAATAAACTTGATCCGGCCTTCAGCAACGAGCATTGGAAAAACAGCATAGAACGATACTGAAATTTGATATAGATTTACCTACTTGTAAAGACTATTCACAGATGTAATACTATCTCAATGACTAAAAACAAAAATCACTCTAAGCAGGTGGAACACGTCATTGTTGATACTTGTACCGAGTACGGCGAAATCGTACCCGAAAAGGTTAATAATTTATCTGTTATTTTATGACACCAGAAAATATGACAGACACAAACATTATAAAATCAGAACCCGTTATCCAAGTTCTGACCACCCAGGATTTATCTTTACGGATAAAAGAAGAAACCGAACAAAGAAAACTCATCAATGAATACATCGCTCAAAATATGAGAACAGGGGTAGATTACGGAACTATCAAATTTACCAAGAGAGACGGTACCGAAGTCGAAAGCAAACCATCTCTTTTTAAACCGGGCAGTGAAAAATTTTGCTCCTTATTCCATTTCCGGCCTACATTTGAACGTGATGATGATACTTGGGAAATGTCAGGGAAAATACCCGGACTGTTCTGTTACCGTTGCCAGTTAGTCTCCACTTCGGGGGCGATAGTGGGTGAAGGTAGAGGAACGGCCAAAGTCACCGAAAAGCAAGGCTGGACAGAAAACAATGCTATCAAGATTGCCGAGAAAAGAGCACAGATTGACGCTGTCCTAAGAACTGGTGGATTATCCGACTTCTTCACTCAAGATATCGAGGATATGACTAGAGAGCAGTTATCCGGCGAGACTGTACCAGAAGATAAACCAGTATCAAGACCATCTCAACTGGCAGGGCCGATATCCGAACCCCAAAAGAAAGCCATTTTTGCTATCTCCAAATCCAAGGGAATTAGCGAAGAAGATTTAAAAACCATGTTTAGTTTTGAACATATGGGAGACTTGACCAAACAAAGAGCCTCCGAAATCATTACCGGTTTAAATAAAAAATGAAAATATCAATCGAGAAAAAAGCTGAACTGATGGACCGATGGTACAAGGTAATGAATGAAATAAAACTAATCTCGGAAGAAATGAACTACGCCTATTTATTTTCCAATGCCTTGACCTTATCAGGAAATTTCCACAACAAATTAAACAAGTTGTCTCATGTCAAAGCTAAATCCATCGAACAGGTAATCGCTGAAACTGATGATGACAGCGGGGAGGAGGAAAATGACCAAGAATGAAAAAATGTTATCTCTAGTTGCTCATCTCTACTGGTTTTATAACGCCGATATGAAAAACTTTGATAACCAAAACGATTTCAAGAAAAATATCGAGGAGTTAGAGTTATTAATTAAACAAGAAGAATGAAACCAACTCATTTCATAAATACCGACATCACAGTCACGCCATTTAAAGGAATGACATTGAATGATCTGTATAAAAAAGATGGTATGGAAAAGATGATCAATATGATAGCAGAGGCAATGCTCAACTTTAAGATTGAAACAATAAAAATCTGTCCTAAACCAACAGAAGAACAATTTAATAGTTAAACAATAAGAATGAAAAAGATAAATGAACTAAATATTAATATAAACAAAGCGATTGTTACCGAAGTCACCCTATCGCTTGAAGAAAATGGTTTGTCGGTTAATGTCATCGGTGGTTTGTTTACTGACCAGGGGAAGAAAGTGTCAAATTTTAATTTCTCCACTAAAAAATATTCTTGGGATAGCGATAACGATATAGAAATTCCCATGTCTCTAAACTTTCCTGCCAAAGAGATATTTGAAACACTAACTCCGATTATTTATGAAAAATTAAATGGGGCATTCCAAGCCATAAAGGATAAAAATGAGTAAGTTGGTGAAACAAATATTTACCTTTGGCTTTGGACAGAAAAATGAAGGTTGCTACACCATAATCAAAGGAAAAACAAAGGACGAATGTAGACAAAAAATGTTTGAAAAATACGGACAAGAATGGTCGTTTCAATACGATTCGGAAGAAAAAGCCGGAGTTAGTAGGTTTAATTTGAAAAAAATATGAATATAAGAATTTCTAGCAGAAGTGGTAATTATAATTTTGCGGATCCGTCTGAATATACAATATCAACCCATATCGCCATCTATGAAGGTGATGAAAAAATAAGGAGCATCAACATAGAAACCGATTACGAAGTATCTGAAAATGATTTTGAAGCGGAAGATGTTGTCTCAATTGTAGATGATTTAATTGAGAGACAAATTAAAAAAGTGTGGTTTAGTACTGCCGAAGGCGAGTGGCGTGAATTTTGGGCATTCATATTGGTAAATGAAGACCAGATTACTAAAGGTCAAATGGAATACAAGGTTGAATGTTTAAAAAAAGAAGTTAAGGAACACTATCAAAAATATAAATCTGCAAAGCACAACATTGAAGTTTATAAAGAGATGATCTCCGATTTATCAGTTAAAAAATTAAAATGAAACATTATCGAAAAAACGGACTTTTAGACCGCCGTTTCCAATCATCTAAAACCCCTCAAGCGAAAGAGCATGAGTTCTGGCAGAAATATGGAAAGTTAATCTGTTCAATTTTTTTAGGACTGTTAGCTGGAGTAATCTTAGGAAAAAGTCTATGGGACGCAAAACACCCTAAAATAATATCACCAAAGGCCACAGGACAAACGATAGACTTCAAACCAGTAGTAGTAGAGGCTAGGGAAAGATTTTGTGATGACGTAATAAAGTGTATTAGGGATGTAGGCGAGGAATTAGGTAGAGACAATCAAACAATAATGACCATGATCCGAATTGCTAAATATGAGAGCAATTACAATCCCAAAGCGAAAAACCCCAAATCAACCGCTTCCGGTGTGTTTCAAATCACAGCTGGCACCTGGTACTCAAATGATTGTGTAGGGGATAAGTGGAATTTCCAAGATAATATACGCTGTGCTTATGAAATCCAAAGTCATAGAGGTTTCCAACCTTGGGTTGTTTACAATAACGGTTTAGCAAAATAATGAAAACCTACCTGACTAATTACGAACCACTAAAAGGGTTTGAAAATTTATATTTAATCAATCGGGAAAGTGATATTTGGTCATTAAGAAGAAGAAGAAAAATGACTATTTGGCAATCTAGAACTGGATACAAACAATCATATTGTTACGTTGTGCTAAGAAAAGACAACAGGTCATACAACAAATCGCTACATAGACTTTTGGCAATTCAATATATAGAAAATCCACTTAATAAGCCAGACATTAATCATATTGATGGTAATGGATTAAATAATAAATTAAGTAATCTAGAGTGGTGTACCCAGTCAGAAAATAGTAAGCATATGTATGTAACTGGATTAAAAATAATGACCGATGAATTGAGAAAAAAGTGCCGTCATAAGAAAGACAAGTTGAACCAAGAAACTGCCGATAAGATCAGAAAACTATACATCAGTGGTAAATATACTCAAAATGAAATAGCTAAAAAATATATGGTTGATCAATCGTTAATATGTTACATAGTAAATAAAAAAATATGGCAAAAACCTACGATAGAGTAAAAACAATTTTAGAGAAACATATAGAAACTCGAAACAGTGACAAAATGCTAATCTGGGCATATTGGGTAACGGAAGGACTGGCGGGTGATTATATAACGGCTCATGACTTCCTCAAAGTCACTTCCCCAGAAAGTATCAGGAGAGCAAGGCAGAAGATTCAAGAGTTACACTCCGAACTCGGTCCTACAAGTGAATTAGTCAAAAAACGCAGGGGGATTAAATCTGCCACTAAGGGAACGTTTATTTTTAGAGAACAATCATCAATGATATGAAAAAAATAGTTTTAACTAGAAACCAGATAACGATTGTTGATAACAATGATTTTGAAAGGTTAAATAGGTACAAGTGGCAAACTGCTGGAAGAAATAAACTATACGGGAAAAGAACCACTGCTAAAGGTGATTTGTATATTCACAGAGTAATTATGAATGCACATGATGGGGAAGAAATCGACCATATCAACGGAAATACGCTTGATAACAGAAAGTCTAATTTGAGAATTTGTACACATGCAGAAAATATTAGAAATAAAAAAAGTAAATCAAAAACAACCGGATTTAAGGGAGTAACTTATCTTAGAGATCCATGGAGAAAATCAAAATATAGAGCACGTGTTAGGGTTAATGGTATTGTCCACTATTCAAAATGTTTTCCTACTGCTATCGAAGCGGCTAAAGAATATGACGTGATGGCCAGACGGTTTCATGGTAAATTTTGTAGTTTAAATTTTCCCACAAATAGTGGACAAGGAGTATTCGCATGACCCCGAAACAAAAAGAAAACGCTTTGGAACACCTCGATGAATCTCTTAGGAGAATCGTGATGAGGTATGAGATTAAAAAACTCATCAACTACGATTACAAAGTGACCAACGAACAGATAGAAGAAATTATTAATTATTACAACAAATGAAAACAAAAGTACAAATCAATTCAATATGGGGAAATTTATTATTTGAATTTGAGTGCAGTTCTATTAAAGATTGTTTAGTTGAAGCTGTTAAACATGGTGCCGATCTGCATGGTGCCGATCTGTATTGTGCCGATCTGTATTGTGCCGATCTGCATGGTGCCGATCTGCATGGTGCCGATCTGCATGGTGCCAATCTGCATGGTGCCAATCTGCTTGGTGCCGATCTGCATGGTGCCGATCTGTATTGTGCCGATCTGTATTGTGCCAATCTGTATTGTGCCAATCTGTATGGTGCCAATCTGTATGGTGCCAATCTGCTTGGTGCCAATCTGCTTGGTGCCAAAAATTTAGAAGCAAAAAACCATGACTCCTTAAATATTCTCAGACGACAAAAGAATCCACTGATTGCTTATAAATACGTTACTAAAGACCTTTACTCACCAACTAATGGACATTTAAAATACGAGGTAGGTTCAACAGTTGAAGAAAAACAATTTTGCCATAACGATTTAGTTTCTTGCGGTGAAGGGTTAAATATTGCTTCTCTTGAATGGTGTGTTAGGGAATTTAATATAGATGACAATAAAATAATCGAGGTCGAATTTGACCCACAGGATATAGTTTCTATTCCCTACAATACAGACGGTAAATTCAGAGTATCTAAATTAAAGGTTATACGAAAGTTGACTAAAACCGAAATTAAAAAATTTATGAATAAAAAATATGAATAACAAAATAGTTTTAGAATACGAGTACATTGAAAAACAGGAAGATATTAGAAAACACATCCAAGAATGTGAAGGCAAGCACACCCAACAAGCGATTTACAGCACCTTTCATGACGCTTTAACCCAAATCTGTTTTGGGTGCAAAAAAATACGTTCAAATTTAAAAGTTAAAAACAATGAGTGATCCGTAAACATAGTCTTAGGCCGTTACCAAAATTAAAAACCAAAGCTGAAAAAATTTTCCATAAATGGATTGTAACTAGGGATAAGAATATCTGTATAACTTGTCATAAGTACGGCAATGAAGCCGGACACTTCAGACACAACAAATTAGACTTTGACGAAATGAATTTAAACTGCCAGTGTGTTTCCTGTAATCACTTTAGGAGGGGAGAGCTGGGAATCTATGCTATTTACCTAATAGCAAAGTATGGCAGAAAAAAAGTAGATGATTTAGTTTTTAGGTCAAATACCGAATCAAATAAGAAGTCCCGAAGTGAGTTAGAAGAGATTATCAAAAAATACTCAAATTAATTATGCTATATTAAATTAGCGTATGGCAGAACTGATAACTGAATACGATCCACAACCCGCTGTTCGGAAGAACGCCGAGACTGCGACTGATTGGGAATATAAAGATGAAGCTGTTTATCTGTACCGATTAGCGATAATTTTCCGAGACCGACTAGTTGATCCCATTTTACGAACTGATAGAAACCAGGTCCCCGATCCGGTCATTTCTTTTGACGATCTGAGGAATAACAATATATTAGCCGCCTATACTCTCAACCGAAATCCCCAAGGATTGTTACACGAAACCACTTTTAATATTGCCCATTATGAAAATATAGATGGGAAGAAAGTCTGGAAGTTCGGCAAGTGGGCGCAAGCCGAAAGTCTTTTACATGAAATGTTACACCTCAAGCAGCAAAAATATGGCCGGGAACCTTATAAACGAGGTAGATCAACCCACAATAAAGAATTCTGTGATATGGCCAAACAATTAGGATTGAACGTCTTGCCGGATGTCGGGTGTCATACGGCTCCGGCTGATGAAGGTTCTCCATTTGCAATTTTAATGAGGGAAATGGGAATCGAAAGACCGACTAACGTTCCGACAGCAGAGGGTAAAAAGGGCAGACGGTTAGATTGGTTTGAAATCGGAAAAAAAGAAAAAGGCCGATCAAGTTTAAGTAAATGGCAATGCCCAGTTTGCGGACTGAATGCCCGGATTGGAATTAAAGGCGATCCCCAAATTATCCATGCCCCATGTTCAGTAGAATGTGGCCAACCAGTGTTCTTTGTCAGGGTGAATTTAGAGATGATAGCCCCTATAAAATGAAAGAAAGAATGTCATGGAAAGATGATGAGAGACTGTATCAACCAAGGATTGCCGGCCAAAGAATCAGAGAATTACACCAAATAGCGGAGTTATCAGGACAACCAATGACCGTCTTATTGGATATGGCTTTGCGGAGATTCGTGGAAGAAATGGGTACTCCCCTACCCCGGCCCTCCTCTGCCAAAAATCCGATTTTTGAACCCAAAGAATCACCGGGGGAGTGGTCTGAAGAGGGGATTAAGCCTGATTTTGAAGAATAAACGCAATAATCTCCGCTTGAAAATCACAATTGGTAATGCTAATCTAGGTCAATGCCAAGGTCTAAAGAACGAGTGTTAGTGTCTGGTTCTCATGGTTTTATAGGTGATGAACTAATGAATCGATTACAGGCCGAGGCAATTCCCAGAAAGTATCTTTATGGTTGCCATTTAGATGATTTAGTCAGTGGGGCGCAGACCGTAATTCATTGCGCTGCTTATGGAAACATGGGTTGGCAAGAGGGGCTGGATGAGATGTTTGATGCCAATGTAATGTCAACTTTTAATTTATTGGAATCATGCCGGCGGGGTGGAGTGAAGAATTTTATTTTTCTTGGTTCGTCATCAGAATACGGGGATAAGTCAGAACCGATGAAAGAAGAAATGTTGCCGGAAACTAGAACCATGTATGGCTGCACTAAGGTTTGCGGAACTTATCTAACTCGTCATTACAGTAATTATTTCAATACCGTAACCGTCAGACCATTTTCTATCTATGGAGAAAAGGAAGATCCTCGTAGATTTATTCCAACTTTAATTGATGCTCTCAATTCACAAAAGACATTTACTCTAAGAGATGGAAAACATGACTGGCTCCATCTAGGCGATTTCTGTACTGCTCTTGAATTTATTTTAAAGAATATGGAATTATTAAATGGGTTAGTCATTAATATCGGATCGGGGAATGAAACCTCTAATGAGGATATATTAGATACTTTATGTGCCATCAGCGGTAAAGAGACTGAATTAAAATCGGCTCCGAAAAAAGATCAGGACTCTCTCACCTGGGTGGCGGATATTCGAAAACTAAAATCTCTAGGTTGGAAACAACGTATTAGTTTATATGAAGGTTTAAAAAGAGTTTATGACTATCGCACAGCGAATCATCTCAGTCAGTAAAAAGCTGGGATTAACCCATCTCTCCTCAAATCTGACAGCCGCTAACGCTATCGAAGCGGTCTACGAAACTAAAGAAAAGGATGAAAAGTTTATCCTTAGTAATGGTCATGCGGCCTTATCCCTCTATCTCATTACTCATCCTGATGATGATGAATGCTTACCGATCCAGGAGAATATTCACGCTGATCGTAAATGGGCTGATTGCTCCACCGGATCTTTGGGACATGGGTTAGGAATCGCTGTCGGAATGGCCTTAGCTAACAGGGATAAAAATGTTTACTGCATGATTAGTGACGGTGAGAGTATGGAAGGATCAATTTATGAAGCCTTGAGAATAGCCGCTGATTTAAAACTAACCAATTTAAAAGTAGTTTGTAATGCTAATGGATATGGGGCGTATTCAAAGATTGACCTAAATAAACTGATGACAATTTTTCGGTCACTAGGTTGGGGAATATGGCCAGCTGAAGATGACAAAGAAAGTATCAAGATGGGGTTAAACACTAGAGTTGATGATATTCCGGTCATGGTGTTCAACAAAACAACTGCACCGGAACCATATAATTCAATAGGGGGACATTATGCAAAGGCATGATTCACAAAGGGGTTACTTCGCTTACCGTTTATGGGAATTAATGGCGACCAATAGTGATATTGTTGTTTTAACTGGTGATTTGGGTTACGGAATGTTTGACTCTATTCGTGACGACTACCCCGATAGATTTATAAACGTAGGAGCCAGTGAGCAAAGTTTAGTAGATATAGCCGTAGGTCTAGCCATGAGTGGCAAGATACCAATCTGTTATTCAATCACCCCATTCTTACTTTACAGAGCCTTTGAGGGAATCCGTAATTACATTAATAACGAGAGTATTCCGGTGATTCTAGTAGGTGGGGGAAGAAATAAAGATTATCTTACAGACGGTCCAAGCCATTGGTCAACTGAAGATCGCCAAGTGATGAAGATATTTAGAAATATTAAAAATTACTGGCCTACAACTAAAGAAGAAGTACCGAGGATGCTAGACAAAATAATTAAATCTCACAAACCTAGTTATTTAAATCTCAACCGATGAGCGACCAAATTAGTTTACTTTCCAGTATCGAGAAGAAAGGGGAGACTGTAACCCAGATCATCACTGGTGTAGGGGGAACAAAGAAAACTTTTCGTGGAATTATTAGTAAAAGCATTGAACAGGGAGAGATGACGCATTTTGACTTATCAGACGGAAGGACTATATTAGTCAATACGCCTAATATTTTATGGGTTGAAGTATTTAAAGAATGAAATTATCAGATATACAACTGAATCCAAATAATCCACGTTTTATTAAAGATAATAAGTTTAAATCGTTAGTAGACTCACTTAAACGCCATCCCGAATATTTAACCACCCACAAGATTACTTATAAGAATGGAGTTATCTTTGGGGGAAATATGCGGTATCGGGCATTGCTTGAATTAGGTTATACCGAAGTACCTGACGAGTGGGTAATAGACGTGAGTGATTGGAGCGATGAGAGTATTAGAGAATATGTGGTAGTGGACAACATACCCTATGGGGAAAATGATTGGGAATTGCTTAGTGAACAATACGAAAAAGAAGAACTGGAAAATTGGGGAATGGACGTGGATAAGTGGCAAGACAACGAAGTGGTAGAAGATGAAGTACCAGAAGTAAGTGATGAACCTGCTATAAGTAAACTAGGCGAAGTGTATCAACTAGGCAGATGGATATATTGCCCTAAATGTAAAAAGAAACATCATTTATGAAACAAGAACAAAAAGATAAAATAAGAAAATCACTATTGGGAAGGATACCTTGGAACAAGGGTAAACAGATGTCGGTTGATTTTAGAGAGAAAATATCCCAGATAGTTACTGGTAGGAAACACACCCAAGAATCTAAAGATAAAATATCTGCTGGCCATAAAGGTAAACCAAATCCCAAGGCTGGATTAAACGGTTTTAAGGTTGGTAGTTCCCCTTGGAATAAAGGTAGAAAGGCAGACAAAGATTTGTGTGACAAACTGAGTAATTCATTGAAAAAATACTACGATAAAATCGGTAGGTCAGATGTAAAGAGATATAAACATAATAAGGATCGTGTTTATTTAGAATGGAGAAGTGCTGTATTTGTTAGGGATATTTATACTTGTCAAGATTGCGGACAGGTTGGAGGTGATTTACAAGCACACCACATTAAATCTTGGGCTAAGTTTCCTGAATTACGATACAATGTTGATAATGGTTTGACATTATGTGTTAAATGCCATAAAAAACTATGAAATATACTTGCGATTGCGGCCATACCTTTGAATATACGGAAGCTGATGTTAAGTCTCATCGTCTTATGGCAGGGGATAGTACCAAGATTGAAGATGTTGAGAAGTTAATGGATGGGAAGAAAGCGGACGAAGTAATAACTGATCCACCATATAACACAGGGATGACAGGAAAGAAGAATACATCCTTTAATTATGACCGGAGTAAGAAAAAGTCTGACTCAACCAGGTTGAGTCATATGTTTAATGATGCTTTTACTCCAGAACAATTTAATTCTCTAATTACGAGCGGATTTAAAAATATGTATTCTTCTACTAAGGGAGATGCTGTTTTTTATGTTTTCATTGATTGGCGTAATGTAGGTTTTATAAAAGATAAATTGATGGAGATAATGCCTGTTCATAATGTAATCGTATGGGATAAACAGGTACATGGGTTAGGTAGTGATTATAAATTTACTTACGAAATGTGTGTTGTAGGTAAAAAGGGTAAACCAAAGATAGAAAATAGAATCGGGTTGGACTATCAAGATATTTGGAGGGTACAAAGAACAATGGGGAGAAATGAAGATCATGCTACGGCAAAACCCATTGAGTTGTTAGCAAAACCAATTAATCACGCCAGTAAGCAAGACGATATAGTGTTAGACCTATTCCTCGGTTCAGGTTCTACTCTTATCGCTTGTGAACAAACTAATAGAATATGCTATGGAATGGAGATTGATGAAAAATATATCGATGTATGCCGACGTAGGTATTGGAAGTTTGTTAATAATGGAGATGAAACTGGCTGGGAAGCAAATACACCTGCTATTGTGATATAATATGAACAAGATGAGAACAAAGATTATATGCCAAAACTGTAACAAAGAATTTTACCCATTAGGGGGACATTTACTTCAGAAAACTTGTAGTAGAAAATGTGGTAATGAATTAAGGATACGAAATGGTGGGACTAAGAAAGGAAAACACTATCCACATCTACAACGAGCAAGAATTGGTAAATGTGTTGTATGTAACAAGGAATTTAGAGCAGTTGATGATTTTGGAGATAGAAAACAAAAATACTGTTCTGTCGAGTGCTACCATTCAGACTGGATTAAAAATATAAGACCTAAGATGTCAGACAATCCAGGGGTTAAAGGAGAGCTAAATCATTCGTGGAAAGGAGATGCTGTTGGTTATCACGGTATACACCATTGGATAGCTAATTTACTAGGTAGACCAACCGAATGTGATATTTGCGGAACAACAACTGCAAAGAAGTTTGAGTGGGCGAACAAAGACCATAAATATTCGAGAAAAAAGGAAGATTGGATGAGAGTTTGTACAAGTTGTCATAGAAGATATGATTATGCAAAGTTTATCGGTAAGGAGGAAGAATGGGAGAAGATAACACCATTGATAAACAAGGAGTAAACAAGGGACATAAATGGCAACCTGGTGAGTCGGGAAACCCCGCTGGTAGACCACCAAAGGGCGGTAGCTTAACGGAATTGATGAGAGAGTACCTAGACAACCCCGCCGAAGGACATTCTAAAACGAGAAAGGAAGAATTTATAGCGAAGGTGGCAATGATGGCTTATAACGGAGATAACGTAGCTGTCAAACTTATCTGGAATTATTTAGACGGTATGCCGAAAGAAACCGTTGAAGCTACATTGAAGAATGAGGGCGTGGTAGTATTACCTGAATTAAATGGAAATAATATGGCAACCAAATCCGGGACCGCAGACGGAAGCCCTGACAAGAAGTGAGTTTGAAATTCTTTATGGTGGGGCTAGAGGTGGGGGTAAAACAGATGCAGGAATGGCTTGGTTACTTTATTGGATAGGTAATCCCCGATATAGAGCATTGATAATAAGAAAGGATGTCAAGGATCTATCCGATTGGGTAGATAGAGCTAGGATAATGTATGCTGGCACAGGGGCTAACTTTGCCTATAGACCGGCTGAGATAAAGTTTCCCAGCGGGGCTATATTTAGGACAGGACATCTAAACGATGCCAATGCCTATACCGCTTATCAGGGGCATGAATATCAAAAGATTTTAATAGAGGAACTAACCCAGATACCTGAAGAAGAATCATATTTAAAACTCATCTCATCATGTCGGTCTACCGTAGACGGTCTAAAGCCTCAGATATTTGCCACTACTAATCCAGGAGGGGCGGGACACGGTTGGGTAAAAGCCAGATTTATTGATGTGGGTAAATGGGGAACACCTTATATTGACGATCAGACAAGCCTATCAAGAATCTTTATCCCAGCTAAAGTTACTGATAACCCTGTATTGATGGAGAAAGACCCCGGGTATCTGCATATGTTAGAAGGTTTGCCAACTAATCTAAGGAAAGCCTGGAAAGACGGATCGTGGGATATAGTCTCAGGTCAGGTCTTTACCGAATGGACACAAGCAACCCATGTGGTTCAACCGTTTCTTATACCTAAAGAGTGGAAGCGGTGGTTGGCTATGGATTGGGGGACTAACTCTAAATTCGCAGTTGGATGGTACGCCGAGGATTACGATCAACGATTCTACCTATATCGGGAACTATACATGAACTCGATGGAGTTTGAAGTGGCTATGGGTGTTCCTTTGACTCCGAAACGACTAGCTAAAGTCATTCTGGGTATCTGTAAAAAGAACAATGAATCCTATGAATACTGTGTGGCTGATCCATCAATGTTTAATAACACCTTATTTGGCAAACAGGACAGCGGTAAGTTTGGAGGTAAATCTATTGCCGAGACGATGATGGAAGTCGGGTTAAAAATGATTCGAGCTGACAACGATAGAGTCAACGGTTTAGGGCGAATGAGAGAGGTTATCTCCCTGGCTCCCGATGGTAAACCTTATTATCAGATATTCTCATCCTGCATCAACACAGTTAAAATGTACCCATCGCTAGTCTATGACGAGTCAATGGTGGATGATGTTAAAAAGGTCTCTACAGATGTGGGAGATCATGGTTATGACCGAGATAGGTATTTCTTTATGTCAAGGCCTTCAAGGATAGAAAAGAAAGAAACCGTAGCTGATAACCCTATCAGACGGGCTTATCTCCGCCAACAGATGGGAGACTTTGTTGACGAAGTTGATGATTAATATATAATACTCATAATGGATACAATAGACGTTGGCTTGTTGGATAAAGCCATGGATTACGTCTACGATATGTTAGCCCGTTCCCAAGTCGAGTTTATGCTCTTTGGCGATACGGCTTACTCAATAATCAACAACACTCCCCCTAAATATCAGAAAATATCTCTCGGTGTTTTAAAACACGATATGACCGAGTTTGGCAGACGGATACTGACTCTGACTACTCCAGGTATAGTCGATGACGGTCATAAGATGAAGTTTGAATCTCCTGAAGGCGTACCGATTGAAATTCGGATCGTCCACAAAGAATATCCCTTTTTTAATCATCCCGATTCGGTTCTGTTTAGGGGTGATATGTACGGTATTCCCAATCCCTTTGAAGCTTATTGGAAGGTCTACCGCTTGATCCAATGAAAGTGATTAAGTTTACCCGTAAGGGTAGACATTATAAAATCTATCACGACACTACTGAAGAGTCGATTAATAATGTCCTAAGCGAAGTATTTATTGATGAGTGTTACAAAAAAGGCCTAGATTGGATCAAAAAGATTAATAATCCAGTCGTAGTTGATCTGGGGGCGTATGTAGGGGATACGATCTTATACTTTAAACAATGCAAAGACGTTACGATCTATGGATTAGAACCCTGTCGGGAGAATTTTGATTGTTTACTTCGGACAGTTGACGGAATGAAAAGAGTAAGTGTTTTTAACAATGGGATATTAAATCATATCGGCAAGATGGATTTAGACAAAGGTAAAACCCATGGTAGCGGTGGTGAATCGTTATTTAACCTGACAGATGACACGGAAGAAATTTCAGTGGTTGATATTGCGACATTCATGGAGACTCTAAAAATCGACCATATTGACTTACTCAAAATAGACGTTGAGGGGGCAGAATACGAGATATTTGGAGGACCACACTTTGAGAAAATAAACAGGAAGATAGGGGCGATTATTGGTGAAACCCATTTAAAACCTGCCCTGCCGATTATTGCCGAGCAAATGCTTAAAGATTATGGCTATAAGTTTGAATGGCTGCCTTATAAGAACTTACATTATGGATGGCATGGGAAATTCGGCAAGTGGGAAAAGAATGTTGAAGTTAATATTCCATCATTATTCTTTGCTCATCGTTAAAATTGACAGAAAATAAACATCCCAATAGTATCTAATTATGTTGGAAGTCATCATAGCTATTCTTCTGGTATTCATTCTGGTACAGGAGTATTTAAACCGAAAAGAACGAAAAGGACTCCTGGAAATGATTATGGCTAAAAACCTTGAGGATTTGAGTAACCTTGAATCCCGCCGGGAAGTAGAAAAGCGACCCATTAAAGAGGTTGACGATATCGTTCCTGAGAATGAACTAGATGATGACAAGTTCGACAAATTTATAAAAGATGTTAATAGTGAAGAATAAATATGGCCAAAGATGGATTCTTAGAGACTAACGGATTAGATTCACAGGACGCATTTAACGCCGTTGAGAGAATGCAACAACTCTTTTCAATGCAACGTAAACCCTTTGAAAGACGTTGGTACGATAATAACTTTTTTGATGACGGCCACCATTTTAGATATGTTTCCAGAATAACCGGAAAAATAGTTGATGCCAATGACCGGGTAGGAATGAATGACCCTAAAAGGGCGATTCCTAAAGCCAGCCGACAGATTAGAGGTGTAGCCAACCTTCTAAGCCAGGCAGATTATATGCCGGTAGTTTATCCTCAACAGCCTCAACCTGAAACTAATAACCCTAATAGCGAACTTAATAACAAAGCCGTTTTGGACTTGGCGAAAAAAGTAGGAACATGGATACAAAGGGAATGGAAGAATCAGGAACTAACCGACAAGATGGTGCAGTTGATTATTTTAGCCGCTAAAAACTCCGTATCTTATTTACA